ATAATACATACATAAGATAAATGAAAGGGAATACACACAAGGTGTATTAATGGTGAACTTATGTATTTATATAATGTGGTCTTATACGATGGTGTAAATAGTTGGGTTAACAAGTTTGTGCTTAAGGGGAAAAGCGCTAAAAAAGATATTGACAATTATTTAAAAAACACTGACGCCGAAGCAGTAAAGCTTGATAAATTATTCAGTGTTACTCTTGAAAACGTGATATCTTATAAAACAGAGGGCGATGCTGAACATATCAGCATTTTTGAAAGATTTTTGAAAATGTATAATTAGTTTATACAACGCATGCGCTAAGCGTGTGCGTGAATAAGCTAATAAGCTTAAATAAATTATGGGAGGTTTTGATTATGAGACATTTAACAAGGGAGCATAGAGGTAGTTATTCGATAAAGAATAACAATATAAGCCTTGATTGCGGTGTATTGCATGTATACAGACTTGATGATGGCAGCAGGTACGGTGTTGCATACGATCATTCTCTTACCAAGAGAATATTCCCTAATTTTAAGACAGCAAGGGAATATGCTCTTAAAATTACGAGTAAACGTGTATAATGTTTCACGTGAAACATTAGCTTATACAACGCACACGTCAGACGTGTGCGTGAATAAGCTATTAAGCTAAAAAATATAAAAGTGAGGTAAAAAAAATGAATATGTATATGGTTTGTGCTAAAAATCCGAAAATTTCTCAAGATTTTATAAACGAGAGATTTCCAGAAATTCACACCGAATTAACATATGACGGTGTATCAGATGTTTTAACTGTCTGGTTAGAGACAGATTTAGAATACGAGCTATTGATTAGCTATTTAATCGCTAGAGAGTATTATTAGCTTATACAACGCACATGCTTGGCGTGTGCGTGAATAAGCTAATAAATTCTTGTTTTTTCTATAAGATTAAATTTCTGATCTCTCTATATTTTCTCATATGTTATTAGCTTAAATTAATAAAAAGGGGGACTAAAAAGCTTGAAATCACAATATGAACTAACCTTTTCTGAGAATGGCTTTATTGTATATTCTAATAAAATGCCAGTGATTAGTGGCAATTTAGCCTTAAGAACTACAGACGGTGATATTTTTCAAGTCAGCATACATAGCAATGCTGATATACGACAAGTGTCTAGTTTTTTAAATGCACACTTTACACCCATTAAGCCGGAAGTACTTGAAATTTATTTTCAACGTGCTTTAAAATATGGTGTGGATTGTGATTTAATGCTGGAATTGATCAATCCATTTTGGAGTAAAGCAGTTTTTGCTGTCGATATAGAGAGCGCAATGAAAATAATTGACGATGCTCTATCTCATGGCTTTCAGTTCAAGGTTGAAAACGGCAATATATGGGTTCGAGAATTATAAAAGTTCATAATTTGTTAACTTTTAATTAATACTTTTGAAACACATTAAAAGTATAATTAAAACAATGAAAGAGGGTGATACCGTTGCACTAATTTTTATATGAATTATATATTAATATTTTGCCGCTTGTAAAAAAATGTTTCACGTGAAAATCAAAATGTTTCACGTGAAACATTGACTAAACTAAATGAAGGAAGGTTGAAAAAAATGATTACTAGAACAATAACAGGAACGAGAGTGACTGTAATTTCAGTCAATCCCTTGTCATTAATTGCCACTAAGAAAACTGTGGATATTAGGGGAACTTTTGAGGGAAATGATAAGTTACTTAAGGCATTAAAAACCCTCTACGATAACGAGACGGAAATAATATCGTCAGTGTTATCGTCTGAAAAGTTCGAAGAGCTTTACGGACTTGAGGATGATATTTTTATGGAGTATGCTGTTAAGCTTGACCCTAAGACACGTAAGCCGCTTGATATTGTTAAGCCAGCACCGTTTGGCAATCCAGTGTCAGGGGCATCACCAGAGGTAGCATCAGAGCCAGCGCCAAAAAGCAGATAGAAAAAAGAATAAATAAAGAGAGGATAAACAGCCATGGAAAATCAGTATTCTGTAGAAATAACCGGAAGTAGTTTTGAAAAAATGAGAGGGAGTGATAAGCTTCGTTATACAAATTTTGTGTCAATGATACAGTTAGATGACATTGTATCAGAGGACGGCACAAAGGAAATGCTTGATATCACCGGGTATGTTCAGTGCCACGTGCATAATGAAAAGTCTGACGCACAGGAGTATAATAAATTAGTCCTTATCGGTAAGGATGGTCAACTTTATATAACAGGTTCTGACAGCTTTACAAGGGGATTTCTTGAAATCTTTATAGCTCTTACACAAGATTTCGTTGATGACGGTATCGAGCCGAACGAAAGAGTATATCATATTCTAGCGTTCAAGTCTCCAAGTAAAAACATAAAAGGAAAAACCTTTTTGTGTTGCACAGTTCAGTAATTTGAAAAAAATCTATAAATAAATTTTTTATTACCAACATAAAGGGAACTTGTAAAAGTTCCCTTTTATAAATGGAAGGGGTTGAATATATGGCAAAGCCTAAAATAATCATTAAGCCCAAAAAAATCATAACCAGAAAACAGAGAAAAACAACTCTTGACACTGTCTATTTGCTTGACGAAAAAAAAGTTCATAGATTAGTTGATACTAGCGATGAACATATTATAACAACAGGAGATACACCTACAAGTCATAAGCATAAAAAAAATAAACATGAATATGCTGGACGTAAAAAAGATAGAAAAAAATTAAGAGAAAAGAAAAGGACAAAAAAAGTTCAAGAAGAACGAGTTCGCACAAGAAAAGCTAAAAAGCGTAAATTTCAAAAGTCTACACCAAAAGGCATTGACGCTAATCCAACACCGATAGGCATTGACGCTAAGCCAACACCAATAGGCATTGACGCTAAGCCAACACCAATAGGTATTGAGGACAAAACTAAAGACGCAGACTATATACCAACTGTAGATATTTTCGACATAATAGAAGATTATATAATGTCAATACCACCATATATTGAAACATGGCGAAGAGGTATAAAAGGGCGTGTAATTCATGATATGCAACCTTTTAAAATGTCGTTAGTTTCGATAGTTCGTGATTATGGAATGTCTGATGATAAAGAGATAGAAAAATACTACAAAGAAAACGAATATGCAATCAAGGAATGTATTGATAGTTTTAAAGCAATTAGTACAGAGGAAGAATTATATACACTCGAGGGAAGATTAGTAAACCTAATAAACATGGGTCACGCTTTATCTATGGACACCATGAATTATTTAGAATTACTTGAGTATTAAATGTTTCACGTGAAACATATAGGTGAAGGAAAATGGGTAAATTTACTAATACAAAGGTTTTAGTCGGAGACTTTGAAACAACTGTATATGAAGGTCAGTTGTCAACGGAAGTTTGGGCTTCTGCCGTTGTCGAGTTAGGAAGAGAGGACGTAAAAATTCATCATTCTATATCAGAAACTTGGGAATACTTAATATCGTTGAAATCTAACATCAACATCTATTATCATAATTTAAAATTCGATGGCAATTTCTGGATTTCTTATTTTAAAACGGTATTAGAAATGCAAGAAGCTTTCGTATCTGAAAATGAAGAGGGTACGCAAGGGCATTTTCTTAAAGATAAAGAAATGAAAAATAATACTTTCAAATATTTAATATCTGATATGGGTCAATGGTATTGTATTACTGTTAAAATAAACAATCGTTTGATTGTTATAAAAGATAGTTTAAAGCTTATGCCATTTTCAGTGCGTGAAATAGGAGAAGCTTTTAAAACTAAACACAGAAAACTTGACATGGAATATACAGGTTTTCGTTATGCAGGTTGCGCAATTACACCAGACGAACAAGAGTATATAGCGAATGACGTATTAGTTGTAAAAGAAGCGCTTGAAATTATGTTTAATCAAGGTCATGATAAAATGACAATAGGAAGTTGTTGTTTGAACGAGTTCAGAAAACTGTTTAATCTTGATGCGCCAGACAATAAATTGTATGACAAGTGGTTTCCAGACTTATATAATATGGAGCTGGACATTGATAAATATGGTTCGGATAACATAGGTGATTATATTCGGAAATCATACAAGGGCGGTTGGTGTTATCTGGTCAAAGGTAAGGAACGCAAAGCAGTAGGAAACGGAACAACCGCCGATGTAAACTCTTTATATCCTAGTATGATGCATAGCGAAAGCGGAAATTATTATCCAGTTGGAATTCCTAAATTTTGGAGCGGTAATTTTATTCCAGATGAAGCATTAAAATATCGTAGATACTTTTTTATTAGAATACGCACACGTTTTTATCTTAAAACAGGAATGTTACCTTTTGTCCAGATAAAAGGAAGTATTTTATATAACGGAACAGAAGCCTTAACAACTAGCGATTATTATGATAAGAAAACAGACGCATATTATAAAGTAGTAAAAGACCATTGGGGCGATAAAGTAGATACTATTCAAACGCTAACACTTACAATGACTGATTATTATTTATTAATTAAACATTATGAGTTAGTAGATTTTGAAATCCTTGACGGCTGTTATTTTGGTGCAACCATAGGGCTGTTTGACAGTTACATTAATAAGTATAAAGAAATAAAAATGAATAGCAAAGGTGCAATGCGAACTTTAGCAAAGTTGTTTCTTAATAATCTATATGGTAAATTAGCGTCAAGTACAAAATCCTCTTTTAAAAAAGCTTATGTAAAAGAAGATGGAAGTATAGGCTTTTATAATATTTATGAAGCGGAAAAGAAGGGCGGCTATATACCGTGTGGATCGGCTATAACGTCTTATGCAAGATGCTTTACCATTACAGCGGCACAACAAAATTATTATGGTGTTGATAAACACGGTTTTATATATGCTGATACTGATAGTATACATTGTGATTTACCACCAGAGGATATAAAAGGTATTAAAGTTGACAAAACAGCGTTTTGTTGTTGGAAACTGGAAACATGTTGGGATAGTGCAACATTTATCCGCCAAAAAACATATGTCGAGCATGTCACACATGAGGACTTAGAGCCGATAGATAAGCCATATTATAATTTAAAATGTGCGGGTATGCCAGATAAATGTAAAAATCTTTTCTTATTGTCCATCGAGGGTAAAAGTATTGATGAATTACAAGAAAACTGTAAGAATGGTGAGTACCAAGAACTAGGCTTTACAGATGAATTTGATGATCATGAGGTTGATTTTCTGAAAACGCAAAGAACAATAAGCGACTTTGATATTGGATTAAAAGTACCAGATAAGTTACTTCCTAGGCGTATAACAGGCGGTGTGTTGCTTGTTAATACATATTATGAAATGAGGTAAACATGTTAAATATACGATTAAGCAATGTACTAAAAGTTTTGGATAAAAAATTTGTTGGATGTGCAATCATGGGTTTATACAAAAAGCCTATAAAGGAAGTGTTAATTATTTCAAAAGCTATGGACTATATTATAAAATTTAGCTATAAAAATACCTATTACATGTTGAAATATGACAGTGATTTTATACAAACAAATTTAACAACGACTATTGTAAATGTAATTCAAGCAGATATAGAAGAAAAGATAGGTATATCGGAAATTGTTACAAGATGTTAAAAGAAAAAAGGTAGTGGCAATCGTGAGATTGTATCACTACCTTTATTATATCCTTAATACATGTTTGATGTAAGCGGTTAGCACTACCGACAAAAGTCACGGCACTATATTCCAAGTGTGCAATCCGTGACAATCATACACTAGACATGTATGGATAACAAAGTTAATAAGAAATCATTTTAAGAATAGCACTTTTACATCGTAAATCCTTGAACCTAAAGGCACCACGCTCAAAATACCAACGCATGTTTGTTATGAATATATCATTCCTTTTTAACATTACATAATTGATATTATGGTCATCAGTACTGATTGCTATTTTATATGAAAATGTGCTGTCTGGACTGTCATCACAATAAATGTAGCCACTTTCACAATACTCTCTTATAGCATATTCACTATTAAGATATTTAATAGTTGCAAGGTAACGAGATTTTCCAACAGGCTTTTCGATAAAAGCAGTGTTATCATCAAGGTATATATTCTCTGTCGAATATGCAGTATATGAGTTATTTGCAAAAGCTTTATTAAAAGCACTTTCCTTTTGTAATATACTTGCACTTTCAACAAATCCCTGTTCAAGAACATAACCGTCACCTTTTAAGAATTTTGTGTCTCTTTTTAATCTGTTGCTAATTTCTAGCTCAACATAATACGGGTTTATAATTGACACAGGATTTGCAACCATATAAACAGGTACATATCTTACCTGTTTTCCACCACCCCTAGCAATAGAAGTATGAACAGATATAAACTTTTTTACCTCATTATCGCAATAGTGGTTACTCTCACTCATAAATTCATCATACAGCATTCTAACAACGTCACTTAATAAGTGAGAGTATTTTTTTAATGCATCACTACTATTCAAAGTAATAGCATATCCGCATGATTTTTCATTTAAAAATAGTTCGTGATAAATACCCTTAGCTCTACGCTTTGAAGTCATTGTATACGTAGGAAAAAACAACGATTGTATATCCTTGAAAAATTTATCCGCCACGTCGTCCAACTCATAATTATAACGATAAATTAAACAAAACTTTTCACCGTATTTTATCCAGCGATTAACGCAGTATCTACTAAAATATACTGTTTTGCCAGCACTTCTATTAGAAGTGCATATATAAATTTCTGGTTTGTTTCCATTAATATCATTTAATGATAATAGTTTTGTACCATCATAAAACTGTTGCATGTTTTCACTTCCTTTATTTTAGTAGACATTTAATAACTTTATTTTATTATAACATATTTCTTGACAAGTTGCAATAGTGAGTGTATAATAAATTATAGAAATTTAAAAGAAGGGAGGGCTAAGAAAAAATGGCAGTTGCAGTTGTTGGCGGCTTTATCGCAATGGACTGTATAACAGGAATAGTTAAAGCTGTTAAGAATAAAAACTTTTCATCGAGTATTATGAGAGAGGGTTTATTTCACAAGGCTGGTTCAATTCTTGCAGTCGTGTTAGGGGTGTTAGCCGATTATGCACAGACAATAATCGACTTAGGATTTACACTTCCTATTACAATACCTTTATGCGTGTATATTACCACAATGGAAGTCGGAAGTATTATAGAAAACATTTCAGATATCAATCCAGAAATACTTCCAAACAAGCTTATGCAGTTTTTTTCAAAAATCAATAAAGGCGGTGATAATTAATGGAACATTCTGAATTTATTAAATGGTTAGGTGAAAAGGTAATTGCTAGTTACAACAAATATAGAGTATTACCATCCTTGATCATAGCACAGGGTATACTTGAAAGCGGCTGGGGAAACACGGAACTTGCTAGAGAGTATAATAACTATTTTGGTTTGAAGTGGTACAATGATAGTATTTGCAAACCGTATGGTGCTGTCAATATGACCACAAAGGAAGAATATGAAGTTGGTCACGTTGTAAATATAAATGCATCGTTTTGTGTATTCAACAATGTAGAACAGTCAATAGAATGTTTAGGTAGATGGTACACAGAGAGACCTAAGTACAGTGAGTTGATAGGTTGTACCGATTATCAAAGAGCGTGTTCAATAGTTAAAGAGTGCGGATACGCAACAGACAGTGGTTATATCAACAAGTTAATCCGTTTGATTGAGGGCTATAATCTTACTAAGTATGATAACATGGTACTCACATCTAATAGGGGTTGGTATGTGCAGGTTGGATATTATGAAGATTACAATAATGTAATTGCAATGGTTAATCGTTTAAAGGCAGACGGTTATCCTGTGTATGTTAAGCCAAAGGAGTGATAACATGGCAAGATTAAGCAAAGAAGATTTTACAAAGGCTATCACAACAGTAACAGGTGACAGCTCGAACGAGGACAGCGTAAAGTTCGTTGAAGATATGATTGATACATACAACGGACTTGAAGCGGATAAAAATGTATCTGTTGCAGAATGGGAGCAGAAATACAATGCTTTAAATGAAACATGGAGCAAACGATATAAAGACAGATTTTCAGAGAGTATTGTCGAGAATAAAGAGAATAAAGAAGAAGAAATACTTCCTACATCTTATGATGATTTATTCACGTGATTGTGTGAAAAAATAAAAATGTTTCACGTGAAACAATCACAGGTGATAGCGTGAAAAATAAAAAATGTTTCACGTGAAACATTAAAATAATATAAAGAGAGGTAATTAATTATGGCTACAAAGCCAAAAGTAAAAACACTTACTAATAGTGCGGTTGACGTATTGAATGTTATAAGAAATAATGCGCCCGTTGATTTTAAAAATTATGTTCCTGTTGCTACTGCTGATGCGGATAGTATTAAGACAATCGGTGCGATTATTATGGATAATCCCTCATTACAGAATGAGTTTTTATCAGCACTTGTAAATAGAATAGGATTAGTAATCGTTACATCAAAGATGTACAGTAATCCGCTTTCAGTTCTCAAAAAGGGCGTGCTTGAATTCGGTGAAACAATCGAAGAAATTTTTGTCAATATTGCTAAGCCGTTTACTTTTGACCCGGAAGAAGCAGAGGACAAACAGTTTAAAAGAGAAATTCCAGACGTAAAGAGTGCTTTTCATATTCTTAATTATCAGAAATTTTACAAAGTTACTATCAGTGATGATCAACTAAGACAGGCGTTTCTATCATGGGCAGGAATTTCTGATTTAATAGCTAAGATAGTTGACAGCATGTATACGGCGGCAGAGTATGATGAGTTGGAAGTAACTAAGTATATGCTTGCACGTCAGATCCTTGACGGTAGGGTTTATGCTGTTACAATTCCAGAAGTTACAACACCGAACATGAAATCAGTTGTTTCAACAGTAAAGGGTATATCGAATAAACTTACCTTTATGAGTTCTAATTACAATGTTGCAGGTGTTAAGACGCATACCCAAAAGAATGAACAGTATATTATTATGAACGCTAACTTTGACGCAACAATGGACGTTGAAGTTCTTGCAAGTGCTTTCAATATGGATAAAGCACAGTTCATGGGAAATCGCTTAATGATTGACGGCTTTGGTACACTTGATACAGCCAGACTTGCTGAGCTGTTTGCAGGTGATAGCACTTATCAAGAGATAAATCAGACAGAGCTTGAAGCCCTTGACAAGATACCATGTATCTTGATTGACAGGAACTATGCTCAGATTTATGATAATATGTACAAGATGACAGAAAAGTACAACGGACAGGGTCTTTACTGGAATTACTACTATCATACATGGAAAACATTTTCAGTATCACCGTTTTCACAGGCAGTTGTGTTTGTTCCAGCAATTCCGAGTGTTACTAGCGTAACAGTAACACCTAGCACAGCTACAGTAAGTGTAGGTCAGACAGTACAGCTCACAGCTAAGGTTGAAACTGAAAACTTTGCACCACAGACAGTAACATGGTCAAGTGACAGTAAGTTTGCAACAGTTACAGCAGGCGGTTTAGTTACTATTTTAGAGGGTGCGACAGGTACAATCAATATTACAGCTAAAAGTACATTTAACCCAGATATATCTGATCAGTCGGTACTTACAGTTGGTTAAGCAATAAATTTGTTAAGGGTGTATGCTTTTGTGTACACCCTTTATTAAAAGGATGTGAATATATGTATATAGAACCGAACAGCACAGTTAAATTATTAAAGGGTGTACCACTTGATACATCCTATAGAAACACTGTTGTGTGGGATAACTTAACAGCACAGGTAAATGGATTTAGTGCTTTTACCAAGCACACGTTATCTAAGCAGAGTTACCAAAGAATTAACAAGGGTGTTTTTCGCTGCGAGAAAAGTGCAGACGCTTGTTATGATTGTAATTATATGATGTTTCAAAACACAGCTTATGGTAACAAATGGTTTTACGCATTTATCAATAAAGTAGAATATATTAATAATAATATGTGCCAGATAGTATTCGCACTAGATATCATTCAGACATGGTATAATGAATGGAACTTTGAAAGTTGTTTTGTTGAACGTGAAACAACCGCAAGTGATAAATTATTTGAACATACAGTTCCAGAGAATTTTGAAGGTGATACAATAGCATATAAAACTATTAGAAATATTATTTCTAATAAATTGCATAATACAGATAGAGTATCATTCCTTCATGTAGCTTGCGTTAGTGAAGTATATATTGGCAATGGTAATATAACAGGTGAGTACCTATCTAATGGCGAATTAACTAATGTAAAAAATTGGGCTACATTTAAGCCGCAAACCATTGGAAACGTGTTTAATTCTATGGCTTATTATATTTTTGAGGACACAAGCACAGGTTTACAGCAAGCGTCATATCTGATTTATAATTACAATAAAGCAAGCAAAAAAGATAGTATACAAATGATTTACACAGTCCCAGATTATTGTTTAACAGGAATAAATTGGAGCAGTGGCAATTATATATCAACAGATTTTAACAATCCAACAGGTACTAATATTGATATATCGTCATTTATGCCAACAGCGTTTGAAGCAGAAAACGCAAAAACTACTTATGGCTCATACGTACCCAAAAATAAAAAGATGTTTACCTACCCTTTTTGTTTTTTGGAATTATCAAATAAAAATGGTAGTTCTCAAATATTAAGATTTGAAAATCTTAGCGGAATAGGTGAAACTTTTACAGCTTATTTGATTGCTACTTTTGGCTATATGCCTAACACAAGTATTTTGTGCAGACCGTCATACTATGGCGGACAAATACTTAATGATAAACTAGGTGTATCATTAGACGGTATACAAATAGGTAATTATGTCAGTGACACATTTGTTGATTGGTGGAGTAGAGAGCGTTCATCCTATATAGCAAAATCTGTAAAAACACTATTAAATTTTGGTGTTGGAGTATCGCAAGCTAGAAGTACAAGAGAAATTTTACAAAATGAAATATCAACAAGTAAAAGTATTGGAAATGATGCTCTTGACTTAATATCAGAAGGGAAACAAATGGCTATTACTTCTGATAGCGTATTAGGAAATTTATCAACATTTAATCAGTTATATGCGAATAAAGATTTTGATTTTACACTTACAACACAGGTATTAAGACCAGAAATAGCTAAAACCATAGACAACTATTTTAGCATGTATGGATATCGAGTTAATACTTTAAAAGTTCCAACCGTTAGAAATAGACCGCACTGGACGTACATAAAAACAAGGGGTTGTAATATTCGGGGGTCAATGCCCGCTGATGATATTGCAACTATTGAAGATATAGTTGATAAGGGTATAACATTTTGGTTAAATATCAACGAGGTAGGCAACTATTCATTAGATAATTCAGTTTAAAGGTGGTGATTATATGAGAAAAAAAGTAAAAGAATTTGAGGAAAGCGCATATAAAAATAGCGAACTTTTCTTGTATTATTTCAACAGGCTAAAGGAACTTGCTATTAGTATGTTCGAATGGAAAAATTTACCATCCTCTGTAGATGCACGATTTTTAGAGCTTACATTATTCAATGACGGACAATGTCTATTCTTTAATGATGAAGTTATGGGATATTTAACATTACAATGTACAATAGGTGGTCAATTTAATGTATATCGTGTTCCGACAAATAGACGTGCTTATGCTACTAATGGTTACCAAAATAATTTGAACGAAACTAATAGCGTTATCATTTACAACAATATGTTGAAAATAAATACTATAGGTGCTATAGAAATGTTTGCTAAACGATTGTACGACCTTGACAGTATTATTGATGTTAATGCTAAAGCACAAAAAACACCAATTTTAATTACATGTGAAGAAACACAGCGATTAACTTTACAAAATGTTTATATGCAGTATATTGGAAATCAGCCTGTCATTTATGGTAATAAAAATCTTGATGTTAACGGCATTAAAGTTTTGAAAACGGATGCGCCATATATAGCACAGCAAATATATGAGTTAAAAATAAATATATGGAATGAAGCATTAAGCTATTTAGGTATTAGTACTGTCAATAATGTTAAAAGGGAGAGACTTATAACAGACGAGGTACAAAGAAACTTAGGTGGAACGTATGCAAGTAGATATTCAAGAATGAACATGCGAAAAGAAGCATGTAAGAAAATCAATGATATGTTTGGATTGAACATTGACGTTGATTATAGACAGGACTATTCAGAACTTGTAGAAAAAGCTGATGGTGCAGAGAATAATGAGGAAAGTGAGGTTGAAAAACAATGAGTAAATATACTACGGAAGTTAGATATATCTGTGAAGTATACAGTGGTCTTAGTGAGAGTGTTGGATATGATAAGATTGATGAAGTGTTGAATGGTAGTTGGAATAAGGTTTTTGACTTTGACTTTCCTATGTTTGATGACAATTACAGAAAAGCATTGTGTATTAAGATTTTAAAGCATTTTTACACAAGAGAGATAGGGGAAGAAACTGTCGGACTGTGGAAGTTAAGGCTTAATACTCGAATGAATGAAATTATGCCTTATTATAATCAGTTATATGAAAGTGAAACGCTTAAAATCAATCCATTGTATACGTTTAACTATCAGAAAACTCACAAGGACAGCGGGGGCGACGTTAGAACTATTGAGGAGACAGGTACTAACAGTGAGAGCGTTGAGGGTTCAAACGGTGGGACTAGAAACACTAAGGAAGACGGAACGCAGAATACTATTACTACTAATGAAGGTAACAATAAGAGAGTTAGTAATGTTACTAATAGTGGTAAGAGTACAAGTGCTGATAGTGGAAATGACGTTGTAACAGGCGATGTTAGCACAGGTAATACTACACAAGGAAAGACGGACACAACAGTTAGTGGTAATGTTACTAGCAATAAGGTAGAGAATTTGAAAGATAGATTTTCCGATGCCCCGCAGGGTGGGTTAAATGGTATTGAAAATAATACTTATTTAACTAATGCTAGGTTAAATGACAATACTGTTAATCAGACCGATACTAACAAGGGTAGTGAAGAAATCGTTAACAATGAAGTTGTCACTGGACAAAGTAACAGTAATCAGAAAACGGAATATGGTAAGAACAATGAGAGTACTAATAGCAATGAGGAAAATGGTACTATTACTGATACTATTGATAGTAGTGGTACTAATGACATTACCATTAGTAAGACTGGAAGTGTTACGGACGCTTTTACTAATAAGAGTAATAGAAGTGGTGAGAGTGGAAAAAATGTTAGTGATAGCATTACTACTACAAGAGAGTATATTGAAAGTGTAAGAGGTAGCAACGGTATTAGTGATAGTAAATTGTTAATGGAATACAGAGAGACATTCTTAAATATTGATATGATGGTAATAAATGAGTTGAATAACTTGTTTATGAATATATGGTAAGGAGAACAAATGGAAAGAGCACCGCCTTGTTATAAGGCACAATATTATTTGAATAAGGAGAATTAAATATATGAGAAATTTGTGGTGTTATAAAATATTGCCGTTAGTATATGATGCGTCATTAAGTTATTATGAGGTACTCTGTAAAGTGGTAACATACATTAATAACATAAATGAGGACTTAAAATTAACAAATGAAGAAATAAAAGTTTTACAAGAAGAAGTTAAAACAATTCAAACATGGATTAACAACTTTAATACATCTTATGCAGAAGATATTATTAAGCAGTATATTTCTACAATGATTTTTGTTGAGATAACAAACAGCGGTTATATTGTTTATAACATTCCCGAAAAATGGGAAGATATAACCTTTAATACAACAGGTCTTGATATTTCAACAAATTTACAACCCGAATATGGACATTTAGTATTATCATATTAAGAAGTGAGGTATTTATTATGAACAGACAATATATAGGCGCTAGATATGTTCCGACTTTTTTTAACAACAATGGTAACTCTGAATGGATGCCAGGTGTAAGTTACGAAGCTTTAACAATAGTAACGCACTTAGGAAATTCTTATACTTCCAAGAAGCCAGTACCATCTAATATCGGAGAACCAAATACTAATACGGAATACTGGGTTAATACTGGAAATTTTAATGCACAGTTAGAACAGTTAATTAATAGCGTTTCTAATAACGCTAAAGTAACAAATCGTTTAGCTAATAAAAAGATTATAGTTATAGGAGACAGCTATGGTACTACAAACGGAAGTGGTGAAAAGGAAATTATACCATATCCGTTTTATTTAAAGATGTTTCTTGGAATGGATGACGAGCATTTTATGTCAGCACATAAAAATGGTGCTGGATTTGGGAACGGTGAGTTTATTAACTTACTTAATTCGTTCAACAATGATGAAGATGTAACTGATGTATATGTATTTGGTGGTTGGAATGATATCGAAAGTCGCTTTTCTGAAAGTGTAGTTGTAAATAATATGAAATCTTTTTCTAATATTTGCAGTACTAAATTTCCAAATGCCAAAAAGCACTTGGGTTTGTTATGCTATGGGTATGAAGTAAGTGAACAGAGTTTATCGGACTTTAACAAATTAGCTACTGTTACGTATGGGCAGAGTATTCGCAATGCTAACATTGAATATTTAAATACTGAATTGGTAGCCGTTCAACGCATGGAAGATTTTTGGGCTGATATTAACACAGAACAAGGAAAAACACATCCTAGTACCATAGGCAGTATATATATTGCTATCAGACTTGCTAATACTATTTTAAGCGGTAATGCACATTTTTATTTTGAATATAATTCAGAAATAATAAGTGATAATCCAAATTTAAATATAGTAGCTAGCGGCATTTTTCAGACTACGGATGGAAATATGATAACAACAGAAACTAGCAAAACCATTGAAATTACTGGTGATATTACAGTTCCAAACATGTTTTCTACGGCAGATAAACTAAAGTTGGGAAAATTACCAAATAGTATCAGTTTGGGGCATTATGAGCATGTAAAAATGGCATGTGAACTAGTATTTCAAAAAAATAGTGTATACAAAAATGCTAGCGGAATATTATGTCTCAAAGAGGGTTGTATATTCCTAAGCTGTAGTAGTGATGAAATAGTCAATGCAACATCATTGCATATTGTGTCGGGTGTAATATCAACAAATAGACCGTATTAATTATCATATGTCCCACTATTATATTAATAATAGTGGGATTTTTTATATTAAATGGTAAATGATAAAGAAGCC